GTTGCGACAACAGTCAGCTCGGGGGCTGGGGTAGGGCTGTTGTCTTTGTTCTCAAAATTTCCGGAGTGGTCTTCCAATACCTCGCCTGTTTCGGTATCAACACCGTCAACGATGTGCTGGCGGGCCACGGCGGCGGCTTCAGATGATGGCAGGGTGACGCCGGGGATTTGTTCCCAAGTCATGCCATCTTCACCGAGGCGATAATAATTAGTGAAGGTAAAACTTATTTCACCTTCCGGCGGCAGCTCGTTGACTACCGGAAAATTGGTGCGGATCGGCCTTGCATAATCCTTACCGCGGCCGGTTTCAATTTCAGCATCTTCCAGAACGACATCCAGCATAAGGTTGGCGCGCGCTTCTGATTTTGCAGTGAACCAGACCGTCGCATCTTGCTTTCCGGATTTCTGCGTAGCTTTTACTACATAGAAAAATTCCATGTGAGATCCTCTTTTTTAGATGTAAGATCCCCGGGCCAGAGATAGCGCCCATTGGGTGAACTTTGGTTTTTTGTGTAGTTTTCCGGTGGAACTTTGGTCGGTGTCACCGGACGTATGGGCCGCCTTGCGCGGCTTTTACGTTAACTTTCGTGCGCCATCTGGTCGTATGAGGCACAACGTACAGAGCAGTAATCGCGCTCTTCATGTGTCAGCTGCGCGCCGCGAATCAGCATCAGCTCGTTTTTTACTTCTTTGCCTTGCTCAATCGGCTTTCCACACAGGTGGTAAGCGCATGTCTTTTGTTTAAGCATCCGGATCTCCTTTCTGCGCCAGCAGGTAGCAGAGGCGGCGGATTAAAACCTCAATCCGGTTGAGCGGGACGGCCTGCTGTCGAGCTGGTTTACGTGCGAAATCAATCATTCTCACCCTCGTTTGCCTTATCGCCGGCCAGCGGAACGTTTTAAACCTGCTGCGCGTTAACCTTGCCATCTCATCCCGGTCTTCGTATGCCCCGGGCGGCTACTTCGTGGGCGTCCTGCCTTGATGACTCGTTGCTGCGTTTGATAGGTTAAGTATTATCGATTCAATCGATACATGTCAATTAAGTTTGATGATTAATTTTACAGGGAAGATTAAGAAAGCGAGATGTGGGTGAATTTCAACAGTCGGTAGCTGATCAAATATTTCTAAGAGCCGCTTTTGTCGGTCATTGAGATCTGTTGGACCACCTTGTGTTAGACGTTCAGGCACATCCGATTCCTCATCATCCTCCATGAAGAACCAATACAACGGCTTACCCGTGGCCTTAGGTAACAACTCTAAGATATCTTTTCGGGGAAGAATGCCGGACTGACACCAACCATTAACTGATTGAGAGGTAGCGCCGACTCTACGACCTAACTCAGATTGGGTGATCCCAGTCTCATTAAGCACTCTTTGTAAACGCTCTCCAAAGTTCATTTTTCGTTCTCGCACAATTACATGGTTTCATTATACAGATTTTTTCTGTAGGTATAGCTATCGAAATAATTTGACAGTATCGATTAAATTTGAATAATTGGTTGTATCTTCACTCAATGAGACCGACCAATGAAAGTAACTGTTCAACGCAAGATCCTTTCCGTGTGTAGCCAGGCTGAGTTGGGACGCCGACTTGGTCGCCGTGCTCAGACTGTTAACGGCTGGTTTAAAAACAAAGTTCCCGGCGAACTTGTAGTTCGAGTGGCAAGAGCTATTGACTGGAAAGTCACCCCACACGAACTGCGTCCTGATCTCTACCCAAACCCAACCGATGGCTTACCAAGCCAAGAGGCATCAGCCAAATAACCATAGAGGATATTTACCCATGGAGAACGCAATTGCACGAAAGTTAGACCCACCAGAAATCAACCCGATTGAGATAGAGAGTGTCCTGCTCAACCGGCTTGCATCAGTAGGGCAGAAATCATACGCCGAGCATATGGGCATCAGCGAGTCGACAGTCAGCAGGCGTAAAGCTGAGGGATATTTCTGCAACATGGCGAAAGAGCTGGCTTTTCTTGGGATTCAGGCCGCGCCACCGGAAGCGGTACTGGTATCCAGAAACTATCTCACAGCAGTAGAGATTCTCGCTGATGCCGGGCTAAAGGCTGAACGAGCCAGGCCGGATGCGCTGGGGTGGGACTGAAAATGACAGAAACCAAAAAGGCGAAAGCCGCGGTGAGGGGTCACCAACGGCTTTCTGGTGCAAAAACGGTAGGTAATTGCGGAGATGAGTATGTCAAATACCGCTGAAATATACAAATTCCCTGCGCCGATACCGACGCAACAGGAGTGCCGTATGGCTGATCTGGAAAATGGCTATTTACGTTTAGCTAATCAGATCCAGGACGCCTTGTGTATCGTTGAACTATCGGGGCGTGAGTTCCGTGTTTTGAATGCGATTATCCGGCTGACTTATGGCTGGTCGAAAAAATCAGATCGTATTGCCAATAGCCTCATTGCAGATAAGACAACACTGAAGGTAAAACACGTATCCGAAGCGGTGCTGAGTCTTGCCTATCGTAACATCATTATCCTGCGCCGTATTGGTCAAACAAGATACATAGGGATTAACACAAACCTGGATAAATGGGCTTATTCCAAGCCACATTGCTCAAAATGTCCGGTGTCTTTTCCTGATGCTGAAATTGCCACATGGATTATTTCTGTTGCTCAAAATGTCCGGTGTCTTTTCCTGATGATGAAATTGCCACATGGATTATTTCTGTACCTGAAACCATTTAATCCCCCAAGGGGGAAGGGGAAGTTTGACCCACTGACAATTCCCGTTCCTGAGTGGCTTGATTCTGTATCCTGGAGGGAATGGGTTGCCTATCGCCAGCAGTCTGGCAAAGCCATCAAAACCGAGCTGACGGTCACCAAAGCGTTCAAATTGCTGAAGGCATGTCTGGACGAAGGGCATAACCCGGTTGATGTGATTAATACCAGTATCGCCAATGGGTACCAGGGACTATTCAAACCGAAGTTCGCTCTCAACGACCGAAGAGCTGGCAGAGATGTGAACCGCATTTCTGCGCCAGACAAAACCATTCCACCGGGTTTCAGGGGGTGACAGACCATGAAAAATATCGCAGATAGCGGGATTCTGGCCCGTATCAGGAAACTGGCGCCACAGTCTGCCGAACGCGCAGCGCCGTTCCGGACGCCGGAGGAGTGGCGGGAATGGCAACTCGCCGAAGGGCGCAGGAGTTGCGAGGAAATTGACCGTCAGAACCGTCAGGCGAGGGCAGAAAAAATCTTCGGTCGGGCCGGGATTCAACGGCTGCATCGCGGATGCTCGTTCGCAATGAATGCCGGACGCAGTGTGATTGTTATCACCGTAGCCGATGTGATGAGTGCGCTTCATGCCAGCTACGATGACGGGAAATCCGGTGAGAAATTCCTGCGGGAATTGTGCGGGGTTGATCTGCTGATCCTCGATGAGGTTGGCGTGCAACGTGAGACCAGAAACGAACAGGTAACGCTGAACCAGATTATCGATCGTCGGACGGCATCCCTGCGCAGCGTCGGAATGCTGACAAACCTTAACCATGAAGCACTGTTGAAGCTGGCTGGTCAGCGTGTAATGGACAGAATGACCATGAATGGCGGGCGGTGGGTGAATTTTGACTGGGGGAGCTGGCGCCCGAACGTCAGCTATCTCAGGGCGGTGAAATAATTTTCCGGAGGGTTTTCATGGGCAGAAATTACACACTGGCGCAGAAAGCTGAAATACAGAAGCGCCTGACGGAGCTGGTGCGAACACATGGTCGGATGACGTTTGGAGAGCTGCGGAAGATAACGGGGTTAACTATTTTTACAGCCCGTCACTACCTGGAAAAGGCGGAAAGTTGTGGGGATCTGTATCAGGCCGGGAGAAACGGTATTTTCCCTTCGGAACAGGCTTTCCGGCTTTGGAAGCAGAAACGTGAAGATGCCAGGATTAACCGCTTTCTGAAAACACCGGAGGGTGTGGTGCGTTCCTACGACCGGACCAGAAACGTTATCTGTACGGAGTGCCGGAACAGCGTGACGATGCAAAGGGTACTGGCATTTTATCGGGGAAATTACCGGGAGGCGAAATCTGAATGAAAATCGAATACCAGGAAGGAGGAGCTGAGTCCAGTCTGAAACTACGTGTGAATAATGAGCAGACTAAATGGAATATGTCCTAAATTTGATTAAAAGCGTTGCATTAAAAATACTAGATCATTCAGGATGTTTAAGTATTAGTTAGGTGTGGATGATAGTGAGATGGTGTGGGGTATATTTTCAAAAAATAATAACTACTGTGTTCTTAACTTTAATAATATAAAAGGAAATGAAATATGCCATTAAGTTTTCCAAATGTATATTTAAATACCCATATGAGAATAGAGACATTACCCTCGGATATTCTCGACAGTATACGTAATGCAGCCAGACCTCCTGATGGCGCGACTGGGCCGACTGAAATACAGGTGCAACTACGTGATGCATTATACCTGGTACGTCATAGCCCCGACGAAGGAGCATTTGAGGTGGTTCCATGGCGTGAGCCGGGGCAGGTTTATAGTGATATTCGCAGGAGTTATCCAGAAAGGTTTAGCAATGCAGAAAGGCTGGCACGTGCCCCGCCTGCATCTTTAACTTTTTCTGAATCCCAGAACGCCAGATACCATTTTAATACTCAACCTGCCAACATAAGAGATTTATTACCTGTTAGGATTAATTTCTGTAGTTTTCAGGTTGAAGCAGGAAGTTTTGCATGTTCTGAAGAACATTTAACTTGTCCGATAACGCTGGATATTCCAACAAACGGTGTTTTTGTTAAAGTATCATCACAGTCAGATATTTGTTGCTTATTTGACAAAGAGGCATTCCTCAACCTGGTGTGTCAGGGATTAGAGCATCCTTTGAGTCGGGAGCCTATCTGTATGGGTATGATAGTTAGAAAAAGTGAATGTTTTTTTAATACCGAGCGTGATAAATTTACCTTAAAGTAGTGTCTGATTAAATATTATCAGATGAATATGAACTTTGTACGGACATACGGAGGCCGCTGTCTTCACGGCT